CCAATTGGCTATTGAACCAGCTGATGCGAAAAAACTTATTTTAGATCCAGGTACTAAAGCCAGCGTTAACAAAATATTGTCAGGTGCTAATCTACCACTTCCCGATCCAAAAACTTGGGGGAAACCGGCAGTACCAATTAGTGGTGATCCTGCTAACATACAAAGCAACGATGTTGGGTTAGCTGTTATAACCTATATTATGGAATTAGCTGCTATCAAAAATTTAGAAAAAGCTGCTGGCGGCGAAGACATGCCTAAACCAAAGTTAAGAGTACCTGCAGGGTCGGCTCCTATACCACCAAGTCCAGCACCAAGTCCGGCACCAAGTCCAGCACCAAGTCCAGCACCAAGTCCAGCGCTGACACCTCTACAAACCCAATTAAGGGATCAGTTGCTAGCAATGATACAGCAACTAGAAGCCAAAGGAGGTACTCTATGAAATTAGATTCTATAACAACAATTGATATAAATCCGTTATACGAAGGATTAGAGCCCAAACATATACAACATGCTCTATTATGGGAAAGTGTAGGCTATAGTCTTAAAGAGGCAAAGTTAACACCTGATCAAATAATTAAGTTATTTCAAGAGCTAGAAACTAATGCTGCAAACGCAGGTGATAACAGGACGCTGCTGGGCAAAGGCAAAGACAAAGCTAGTGAACTTAATTCAGCTTGGAAAGATCTAAAAGGAAAAATTTATAATAGTGGGCCTATGAAAGGGTTTGCTGATGCATATGATAATGCAGCTAATAAATTAAAAGACCAAAATCCCAAAGCAATGAGGTATATCACCAAATATAGAGAATTGGCCGAAAAACATCCAATTATGCAAAAAGCAGTATATGCAACGTTAATTGCAGCAACAGGATTAAGTGGTGCAGGGTTGGTAGGTGCAGCCGGGTTAGGGCTATTCAAGCTAGTCGACCAAATGCTTCAAGGAAAAGACATACGCGATGCGTTGTACCAGGCTGGGAAGACTGGCGCTACAGCAGCCGCCGTTGGGGGATTAAAGTCCTTTCTGCATCATACTCCATCTGACACTATGAGAGGACATAGCGCAGCCGTTATACGAGGAGCTACTACAGATCCAACCCAATTTAGTAGCGGAGCACATCATGTAACCAATACACCAACTGGAATTCATACAGCTTCGCACGATTCAATGATAGATTCAGAATCAGAATCCCTTAGAGCACAAGCAACAACTATGAATAACTTTGCAGATAAAATGGGACTGCCTGCGGGAAATCACAGAGCTACATTTATGGCCGGACTTCCTGTTCAAATTGACGGACACCCTGTTCCGCAAGACATGTATACTCCGGACCAAATTAAACGTATTGAAGGTGTGAAGCGTATGGTTGCTCAAATGAATCAACAGAGAGACACTATTACCTCAGCACCCGGATATAAAACTAATGAACAAGTTTATGATAGTTCCAAAACAATACTTGAGACTGCACAAATAGCAATATTGTTCAACAATATTCAATTCCTAAACGAAGGATTATGGGACACTGTAAAAAAAGGTGCTAGTGCTGTAGCGAAAAGTCGAATAAGTCAAGCGTTGTCAGCTACGGCCAAAGACGCTGCTGATAAAGCTGTAGATTATGCCAAAGTTAAAGGAGCAAATCTTACCAATAAAATTACTGCAGATAAACTAACAACAGCATGGAAAAAAGCGTACGAGCCAACAGATAGCAAAGAAATTGAACGCATATTATTGGCACAAGGTATTGATCCAAAAATTATTAAAGCTGCATTTAAAACTATGAAGATACGTCCTACTAAAAGCCTGTCAACAGCTAAACCAACTATAACACCAACAGTATCTGATAAGATAAAAACCGGAGCTAAAACTGTAGCAGCCAGTAAGGTCGGTAAAGCCATTGCAGCAACAGCTAAGGACGCTATGGCAGCGAAAACAAAAGCATCTACTACTCCATTATCAACAGAACCATTAAAAGTTGATTTAGGAGATAAGAATGCCAATGCTGTTTTGAACAAAGCAAATCTTGCTATAACGCCACTGCTAGCAGCCGGAGATAACGCCGGAGCTATAGCTGTTCTAAAGAAAATGATGTCTCAAATACCTGATGCATCTACTGCACCTGCTGCACCATCTACTGCACCAGCTGCGCAGGTTGCTAAACCAAAAATAAGAGTGCCTGCAGGTTCTAGCATCAGGCAGGCTTCGCCAGTACCTCCGGCTCCACTACGCACTGGAGGCAAAGTTGCTGGGCAACTCAGCCAAACACCCGATGCAATTAGAAAGCGTAATGCCAGGGCAGCGTCAAAAACTCAAATAAAAGAAGATATTGAAAACAAATTAGTTCTTATCACAGAAATGCTACAAATAGTAAGAGAAAGAAAACACAGTAAAGATGCAGTGATTTCTAAAATTAACGCATTAATGGAATATGCATCAGGTGGGAGTACGTCTGCAGGAAGTATCGCTAGTATACCAGGAGCCGGCGGCCCTCTCATGCCTGTAATTCGCAGAATGCCGGCAGGGCAAAGCTTTTTTGGTCCAGCTGGAACTCTGCCACCTAAATCAAAAACTAAAAAGAAGCGTAGTAAAAAGACTTAAAAATAGATTTTGATATAAATAACTGGCAAAACGAGTTTGCACTTAACAAGGAGAACAAACAATGGCCTACAATTCAGGCAGCTACAACAAGGTAAACGGAGGCGCATTAGGCGGTAACTTCCTTACTGGTAGTATGGATTTTTTTACAATTGCTACATTAGTTCCATGCTTCCAAACCAACGTTGATACCCCAATCAATCTGCTTTATACACAGCAAGGTTACAGCACTTGGCAGAATGTTACCATCGTAGATGGAACAGGTACTCCTCAAACCTACACAACAGCTGGTCAATATCAGGATGCCTTTACAAAGCAAGCTAATCTAAACTTGCTACAACAACTTTTTGCACAGAATGTTAATCCTGTTGCAATTAGTGTAAACTATGCTACTAACAGCAATCCAAGCGCAATTAACCTAACTGCTACTCAGCTGAATGCTTCTACAAACTACAGTTATAGCAACGATTTTGGATCTAACTATAGCAGTTCTAAGACAGTATATTACGTTAAGTTTATTACTGAAAAGACTGGTTATTGGTATGTAAGCGGTAGCACATTAGATAGTCCAAACTGGGATAGCAATCAAACTGGTTATCAGTTCCTCGATGCTCTTAACAGCGCCACAGCAGCTAATGTTCCAGTTGGCGATCTACAAAGTGAACAACTACTTAGTTCAACAACAATTGGCACTTTAACTTCTCTGAGCAATCAGACTGTTAATGTCAACGTTAACAACTTCATTGTTGATCCGTCTAATGCAGATCTAAACACAGTTGCATTTGTTGCTACATTAGCAAATGCTGGTTCACCAAACGTTCCAAATCAGAACGCTCTACCAACTCCATAATATTTGCCTTAAAACAGATATTAACACCGAAAGGCGCAGTAATGCGCCTTTCTTTGTGATTATGTAATAAATATCAAATCATGTTATTAAATCAAATTTTCAAACAAACTGGTCCTACTGAAATAGTAATCGTGCGTAAAGATGGTAATCTTTTATACCAAACACGTCCATTATCACAGGAAACTGACAACGATCAGTCCGATAAACCTATGTTTCCAATTAGTAAGGATCGATCATGAAGAATCTCAAAGATTACCTGTCAACTATACAGGCTGTACCACAGGAGACTGATATGAAACCAATGAAAATAGTAGCAGAACAAAATAACACCGATATAGTTCTTTGGAATACTGAAGAAGATAGATGGTCGCGGCGCGCTAAGCATCCGCTACGTCTTAATGAAATATCCACTGTTTCAGATGTTTTGTGGGAAAAAGGTGAAATAGCAATTTATGAATCTCAACCAGTTGAGATCACAATACCTCGCGGTCCAAGTGGAACCACAGGAGTTATAATTGAAGGACGCACAAAAATGGTACTAGCATCGAAATTAACAAAAATAGACGAAGGCGTTTTAGGTGGAATGCAACCACTTAATCCAATCAATCGAATGATGCAATTGGCAGGCCTTAGTACAGCAACTATTACAGAACCTGTGTTAGAAGATGCAGAAATTTTAGAAACAGACACTACAAATATGTTCGAACAGCTATTCAAAGCAAATTTAAATGGTGAATACCGTAATAATCCCGATGCAGCGCGTCTTGCAACCATAGGTGAGGTTATGACAGGTTTAGCAAGTCAAATAGGGCTTTTACAAGGTAAGATTGCACCTGATCTAGAAACCAAAATTAACGTAGCAGTTGGTCTCGGCGCGGCTATTATGCAAGCAGCCAAATCTATGACCCAGCCAAAATAAACAAAGGCATTAGATATGAAATTTGTAGAAGTCGGCGGTGGGTGGCTACAGCCGGTTAGCAACGAAGAAAATGTTATCCTAGAAAGAGTCAGAGGTCACTCTGGACCATTACCAAAAGCAGTATTGAACGAACGCGAGCGCGAACTAGCTAGAAATTTAGTTAAACGAGGTTTATTGACCCGCTTTATACATGAAGGTACGCTGTGTTTTGTAATTAATGACCTTGAAGAGTTATGGGAGAGCTGAAATGGCAGTAACACCTGAAGAAAGAGATGCAATGTTACGTTTACGTAATATAATGGAAGGTCGAAATGACACATACATGTCTACAGGGGCTCAACTTACAGAGTCATCACATGCTGTAGAACTTGCTGGACCGGGACAAGTAACGTCAGCAGATGTAGATGCTATGGCATCAGTTTTAAATAAATTGAATAATCTAAGTAATCATGTAGTTGACGACATGATTACCGAGTCTGCTCAAAATCCTTCGGTAAGCGAAGCACTTGTCACCGAAAGAATGCATAACGGGATAAAAGTTGGCCGTTATCAAATTCTGGTAAAAGAAGATCTATCTAGAATAGCTGGTAAACAATTTTATAGCATATACAACAGCCTAACAAACGATACTATAGCAGATGACATCAGCCTTTATGAAACTGCATTAGCAGTTCTACGGCTGTTAAATTCTGGTAAATTTGTTAACTGCTCAGAAGTAAGAACCCTTTTTGAACAGGATGATGCATATACTAGCCATAAGGTAGATGCCATTACATATAAGCGTAGACTTCTAACAGTTAAAGATGAATCAAAACGTGACATTTATGAAAGCCGTTTACAAGCAAGCATGGATCGCTGCATGACTGCCAAAAAGACCATTAAGATGTTGGCTAGCAATGGCCGTTGAAATTACTAAATCTGCGGTTGATCAAATAAGTGACCTTTGTCAAAAAACTGGAAAACATTTAAGACTTTTTATACAAAGCGGAGGATGTCAAGGTTTTTCTAAGGTGTGGGATTTAACTGATAATATTGCACATGATGACACGGTATGGGATTTAGGCAACGGTAAATTAGTTATAGATCCAGAAAGCCTTGATATTCTACAAGAGGCGGTGATCAACTACAAGAACGATTTAAGTGGATCTTATTTTGTGGTAGATATCCCAGATGCAATTAGTACCTGCGGCTGCGGAACTTCCTTTTCTATCTAGTATTCTCCAGACTGATTGACATAAATAACCAAACAGCAGAAAGCCCGCACGGCCAGGAGATCAAGTAACATGTATTTAAACCAGTTTGAATCTACATCCCAAGTAAGATTGCAGCAAGTATTAGCAACTTTGAAAGATGTACACGGAGTACATATTAAGATAGATCTTGAAAGTCCTACCGCAGAATTGGCTATAAGAGAATGCCAGTCGGCATGGGAATCAACGAAAAATAAGATTGTGTCTGAAAGCAGCTTTAATAGCTATCAACAAAATCCTCAATACACAAAAGCGATGCTGATTTTAGAAGCAATGAAAATGATGCTCACAGAAATTGGCCCAAAGCGTCGTCGCAAATTAAAAATGAGCGAATCAACAACAGAAGTTGTGGAAGGTAATCAAACTACAATGTCTCCTAATCAATTGGCAAAAGTTACTGCACTAGGACGCGCAATGATCAACTACGCCACCAAAACGCATGAAACCAACCCTAAAGAACTGGCAATCCTTAATGCTTTTTCGCGTGTAGGCGATAAGCTTGAAAAAATGGGAACAGCATTTGGTCCAACCGGGTTGACAGACAATGAGAAGAAAATTGCCAAATTGGCACAGCTGAAAATGAAATCATCTGGATATCTAGACCAAGACCTTGATGAAGAATTAGAAATAATGACCGCAGAAACTAATGACACTGTTGAGCCCGGATTAGATAACGTACACGAGCAACTTAATGAAAGTGACACTTTAAGTGGTCAAGTACTTGATACACCTGCCATGCCTGGCAACGCTACGTTTAGTCAAGCTCATCATTACGAATATCAAGCAAGCATGGCCCGCAGTGAACTATATCGCAATGCGAAGTATGCTATGAGCATGATCAAGCAAGTTGACCCAAATGATGAGATACAACCTTGGATAGCCGCATGCCTAACCAAATCTGCAAATATGTTAGATAAAGTGTTTCATTATCTTGATTACTATAAAACATTTGAACCACAACAATTGCCCGAAGATATGGACGGTGAAATGGATCTCGGAGAGACTAGCGGCAGTATTGCTAGAGAAAATCTTATGTTGATTGTAGAATACAGCACAAAACTTTTCAATCTGATACAACCGGGAGATAAGCTAGAAGGATGGGTAGCTATGAAGCTTACAACCGCTAGCGAGTGTATTAGCAGCAGTAAACATTACATGGATTACGTGCAATTTGAAAAACACGCAATGGACGACCACTTTGATGAAGGTCGCAAAGCTAAACGTAAAGAGATAGCTGAAACACGTCTAACTGAAGAAGAAGATCCAAACAATGAACAGTTGGCTAAAGCGCAATTGATTATATCTGCCAAAGCAATATCTGGTAAAATTCAAGATATGGCAGAAGATGTAGCTAAACTAAGCGTCAACGACCTAATGCCATTAGTTGATAGCATGCGAGCCCAGTTTGGTCCCGATGCTGCTTCGGGATTTAATGACACCGTCAAAGCGGCGCTTGATAGCTTGTTAGATACTACTACACAAACAAAAGATAGCGTAGACACTGCTGTAACAACATTGCAAGGTGGCGGTATCCCTGCTGCGCAAACTGATATTGAGCAGGCTGCTACCGAAGCTCCACCTGATAACACTGATATTAGCGCAGATATGGCAGCAATTGGCAGCGAACCTGCTGCAGAAGAACCAGCTGCAGAAGAGCCTGCAGATACAGGGGCATTAGGACGAGCCAAAAAATCGCAAGTAGCCGAAGCTTGGGGTACCAAAATGCACACAGCTGAAAAAGATAAAGGCAAATGGGACGGTTATACAATTGCTGAATTGAAGTCTAAAAAGGCTAATTTGATGAAAAAAGAAGAGCGTACAGCGGCCGAACAAAAAACAGTACGTCAATTGAACTTTGCTATCCGCGCTAAACAACAGGATCACTGGGGTACAATTAAAGAAGAATCAAATACCTGCAAAGAATGCGGAACAGGCATGTACATGGAAACCAGAAATGGCAAAATGAAATGCAATAACTGTGGTAGTGTTGCAGTATCAGAAAGTACTATGCAAGGGTTCATGCGTGGTGATCAAGTCAAGCACAAAACACAAAAATTGGGTGTAGGAACAGTAGTTGCAGATCCAGAAGACAATGAGTATCCTGTGAAGTTTGGTAATGACCCAGAAGTCTATTATACCCCAGCAGAAGATTTGGTCAAGGTAAATGAGTCTTGGGATGCCAAGATGAAGACTGCCAAGAAAGACATTGGCAAGTGGGAAGGTTGGACCAAGGCAGAACTTGAAGATCGCAAGGCCAAACTCATGAAGAAATCAGAACGCAGCGAAGCTGAACAAAAAGAAGTAAAGCAAATTAATTTCGCTATACGCGCTAAACAGAAAGATAAATGGGGCAAAATCAAAGAAGGATCAAATACCTGCAAAGAATGTAGCACTGGCACATATATGGAAGATGATGGCAAGATGCGCTGTAATAAATGCGGTGCAATAATGGTGTCAGAAAATTGGCCGGGTTACAAAAAGAAAATGGCAGATCAAAAGAAAGTTATGAGTAGAACCGACAAAGAATGGAACGCTATCACAAAAATAAACGATACACCGCCTGTTGTCGAAGGAATATTCCCTAGCAAGCCTAAAGTAGCTGTTACAAGAATTTCTCCATCAACACCTAGTGAAATAAAAGCCAAAAATGAACTTCCGCTAAAGAAGGGTCAGGCTAACGTTACACAAGTAACTCCTGATATGATGCGAAAAGAGCTGGAAAAAAACATGCCAGCTTCTATGCGTAAAGATCAACTTGGGACCAAAGTTACAGAAGTAGCTCCTCCCGGTGAGAAAGCTGAAGACTTTATTAAAGGTCAAAAAGAAGATTTCAAAAAACGCTATGGTAAAAACTGGGAACGTGTTCTATACGCAACAGCATGGAAAAAATTTGGTCCAAAGCATGAAGGCTATGCAGAAGCAGTCTCATCGCTTGCAGAAGCCAAACTAGCATTGGCAAATCTAGCCAAAGAGATGGCCGCACACAAATCTGTGTTCAAAAATATGATTGCAGAAGGCAAAACAACTGATCCGTTACATGTTGGATATGGACTCGAAGGAGAATCTATTCGTCAACAGATGATTTTGGCGCAACGAAAAATCACAGAGCAAACAAGTGTAATTCGTCAGATTATGCAAGAAGGCGTAATGGGTATGATTAAGAATATAGAATCGCTTAATAAGGCCAAAGAACTTAAAAAGTTAAAAAGCTCTACCCCATATGGTGTCATTTATGAAACAAAAAGCGGACGTAAGGCTAAGAAAATGTTTGAAAATGCCAATACACGGAAATATTGGTTGGACCTAAATAACAGTAAGATTTCAAATCTACGCATGATCGATCCTGAAACCTTTGATGCAGCAATCATTAAGAAATTGGGAGCCTAATGCGTGCTGATAAAAGAAATCATATTTGAAGGCGAGGTCACTAAAGACATTACTAACGACCTCATGGACTTCATTATAACATATCGCAACAAAAATCGTCCCTGGGCTCCTATGTCAGGAGCCAACGGGGCGGTTGCGTATATGAGAAAGCTTAATCACGATGTTAATGCTGATAATTTAATGCAGGTTCTTTCGCAGCCACCGTTCACTGATGTAGTAGAACGCAGCGGTCCGGAACATATTAAAATTAAAACCAGTGTTCCGGATCATCTAAGTGATAAAGCTGCTGAAAAAGAACATGAGCAGATAGAAAAAACTGCAGAAAAAGAAGCTGACAAAGCAGTAAAATCTGGCGAGTTAGAGCTATGAGATGGCTGAATAGAAAAATACATTATAAGGATATGATGCAATGTCTTGCTCACTGAACAACGCCAATTATTGGACAAGTTTTTATTATAACTATGCATATAATCCTTCGCCGGCACCATCAAGTAGTTTTACCAACGCAATCGAAGCTCGCAGCAGTCTACCTGCAGAAGAGGCTATAAACAGCGAAGTTAACAATTTACAAAAAGCTGTATTCACAGCAATTAGTCAAGGTCTGTATACAACACAAGTTTCAAATAACACATTAATGACATATAGTACACCTTTTACTCCGTTATCGTGGACAGTATCTGATTCTATGTTAACAATAACAAATCATCCGTTCAATACAGGTGATATTGTAACCGTTAGCAGCACAGTATCATTGCCAACTCCGCTGTTACCTGCCACATACTATTATGTTATATATGTTAATACAAACACCATTATGCTTGCAGCCAACTATGGTAACGCAACCGCACCTAGGCCAGTTTCTATACCACTTACCACCACCGGTACAGGTACATTATACATATATGCATATTATCCAAGCCAAGATTATTACGGAGCTTGGCAAGGACAAAATATGAGCAATCCTTTGCTATCACCTCCTTACAATAATCAAATGAATGCGGTAATTAATTATTTTTCCACACTAGGTTATATTGTTAATCGTATTGTTAATACAACTACTGGAAATACATTTACTTGGGTTCTACAGTGGTGACGTGTAGAGTATGAGAAGTATGTATGGGCCAGATACGTTATTGTTGGCCAGCAAAAAACCTAGAATTAAGGAACTTATTGCAAAATCAGCAGGTATGTCTGAGGAAGAAATACAAGCACTAAATGAAAAACCAGATGTTATAAGAGGACTACTTCTTATAAATCAGTTTGGAATAGAACAAACGAAGACTACGTTGGCTGAAAAAATAGCCGAGAAAATGGCAAAAGCCAGTCATCCAAGCTCTGGCGGATTTACTGCTGCTTGTAAAATTTATTTAATTTCAACAGAAGATATTTGGATACCAATCAGATCAACATTGCTCGAAGCTAAAGCTGGATGGTATTGGGCACTCCTTGATGATGGTAGAATTTTTGTCAGTAACAATTTGATAAAGGTTACCAACGACATTAGAAGTAAAATTATATCTGGTAGCATATACATCAAAGATGGCTTTATTGACGACCTGCATATATTAGAAAGAGCCAGGCTAAACAAATTAGGGCAGACAATATAGGTATTTGATGAATATTCAGCTAATAATACAAGCATGATACTAATAGAAAAATTTCAATATCAGCCGCTTGAACGCGAAGACGGTGGACCTGCTGGGAGAAAGTATGTTGACCCGCAAGGAAATAAACTTCCGTCAGTTACAACAATACTTGATCGAACTAAATCAGAAGAATCAAAACAAGCATTAGCAGCCTGGCGTAGAGCCAAAGGTGAGAAAAAAGCTGCTGAAATTACAAAAGAAGCTGCTTTTAGAGGTACATTAATGCATTCTTTTTTAGAACGGCATTTAAAAGGTGAAAATCCAAAGGCAGGCACAAATTATTATCATAAGCAAAGTTCTAAAATGGCAGAAATAATCTTAGAAAATTATTTACGTCCATTTTTAGAGGAAACTTGGGGATTAGAAGTCAATCTTTATTATCCAGAATTATACGCAGGCACCACAGACCTGCTTGGTGTATATCAAGGCATACCTAGCATTATAGATTTCAAACAAACTAATCAGCCAAAAACAGACGAACGTGTAGAGGATTATAAAGCGCAGTTGGTAGCATATGCTGCGGCGCATAACAGTGTGTATGGAACAAATATCAAACAAGGGGTGATATTAATGTGTTCTAAAGATTTTCATCCTCAACGTTGGATTTTATGCGGCGACGAGTTTCAATATTATACTAATATTTGGTGGCAGCGTGTTGCTACATATTACGAGTTGAACTGAGAAAGCCATTCTTCATAAGTTGTTACCAACTCGTTTACCTCTTCAATCTTAACCATATCTCCTGCTATTAATTTTGCCCAGTCTAATGTCAACTGCGGCACGTCATCTAATTTTTCCCATTTTTGGTATGATATAATTAATTTCATACATCAGGATACAGATAAAAACACTGGTAGGTCAATTAGAAAATATGACGAGTTATAAATGTCAATATTGGTTTGAAATTTTTAAACCAATTGGTACATATGCCATTATAGGTTTATTAGTCAAGCGTGCTGCCATTGCACGATGGTTGCCATCTACCACGCTGCCATTAGGACCCATAATTATTGGCTGAATTTTCTGCCCAGATGCTAGCTTGCGTGCATATAACTGTACAGTAGCATCATCTATGTCTATAACGCGATTAAACGGTTCATAAGGAAGATCGTCGCCATAATGATCTAGCAATTGATCTGGCGATATCTCACGTAATGTCCAATGTTGTTTTTTAACCCAGTCTTCCATATCTAAATTGAGACCAGGCTCATCGTGATGTTGAGCATGTAAAATATCAAGCAAATCTTGTCCAGATATATTTTCTTTCAAAGCATCTGATCCATTGGGATTGGCAACAGGTGGAGTGCCATTGCTATGCACTGATAAACCTAGCTTAGCAGCTTGTCGTTTAATTTCGCCAGGGCGTACATCAATGGTGGTGTTTATGCCCTTGACAATCTTACCAACTCCGGCTGTTTCTATAATAATTTCTGCTATTCTCATAATACATCCTTGCTGCTGATATTTATTAACAGTAACTAGAGATGTAATATCAATCTAATAGTCTAAAATTTCTCAATTAAAACAACAGGGTATTTCGCTATCTGACAATTCTTCTTTTGTTGAAGTGCATTTGGCTAAAGGCCCAATTTAACTTGAGAACGACTGTGGTATGATGCAGTCCGCAGTCGTATTTTTATCTTTCCATAAAGTTACACTTATAGCATATATTTTTATAGGTCAACTAACATATGATCCTAGGTAAATATCACACATACCGGAGCTAAACACACCATGGCCATCCAAACAATTTCAAGAATACAAAATCGTAGAGGTTTATATACCGATTTGCCGTCACAACTAGCAGAAGGTGAACTTGGGTGGTGTTTAGATACCAGACAACTTTTCATAGGTAACAGTGATGGTTACGGCGGTAATACAGAAATACTTACTGAATATAGTGCCAACGACCAACTAATTAATACTGTGTATAGTCTTAATGGTGCAAATTTAACAACCACCGTACCGCGCAAATTGCAATCAAAACTTAATGACATAGCTAGTATTAAGGACTTTGGAGCTACAGGTGATGGTGTAACAGATGATGCGCCGGCAATTAACGCAGCTATTGCACAGCTATTACAAGGATATCCTACTTCAGGTAATATAGCAGTTACTTTATATTTTCCGGCTGGTACATATTTGATCAATAGCACAATATTATTATATCCGTATCTCAGCATAAAAGGCGCTGGGGCAAATTGTACTACAATCCTTGCTGCATCGGGCACTTCGATGATTTATATGATGCAGACTGCTGACAGCCTTGGTCAAACAGGTGCGAACATAGGATTAAACGGTGCAACACCTCCTTATAAAATACATATAGCTGATATTAATATCAGCACAAATTCACAAAGTATGTCTGCTATTCAATTGGTTAGATACGAACATATACGCATCACCAATACTTATATTGTGGGCGGCTATACAAGCGGATCAACTCCTGGTACAGACACTGCTATATCTTTATTAAAAATTGGGTCAGCCGTGTTAACATCTGATGCAGAAGTTTTATCTTGTGACATATCAAATTTTACATACGGTATACAAGCATATGATTCTATTCAATATACCACTGTTAATACAACTTTAATACATAATGTGTATCGAGGCATAGAATTTGGTCCTGTGGTCAATAACAATGGTCCTGAATATACATCTTTGATACAAAGTAGATTTTATGCCATTGATAATTATTGCATTTACGTCAGCAACGGCTCAACTAGCCCCGGTATAACCAGTATTGGAAATACATTTCAACCAAATACAAATATACCCAGTATATACTGGGGAACAGGCACAAATCTTAATACCAGCTTAGGGGATACATTTATATATCTTCCAGGTATAGTTAACAACGGCACACAAAACTTAATTGTAGATGCTCAACAAAATAACTTAGCTGGTGGATCAGGCGGCCTAATGTCAAGGACGACTTCTACCGTTACAACTATAAGCATTGCAGCAGGAGCAAGTGCTAATGTTACTGCCGTTGGCTATGTTGGTTATGCACTATACAGTATTACCGTGTCTTATGGCGCTTGGGTAACTGTTTATTCTAGTCTAGCAGCAGAATCTGCAGATGCTAGCAGGCCGATAAACACTACGCCCCTGCCTGGCAGCGGTGTTATTGCTGAAATTATTACAACATCGTCTGGAACACAATATTTTAGTCCTGCGGTTATTGGCTATAGTAGTGAGTCTTCTCCCAACAGCAATATACAAATGAAGGTTTACAATAACGGTGTAGGTTCTGCTGCTATTACCGTAACACTATCTCTTGTACAGCTAGAAGCATAGTATTTAATGATAACGGAAATTTGAAATAAATGAATAGTTCTGATTGTTTTAATGGTTCCAACAACCTACTTAAAAACTGGAAAAATTTAAGATCAAATTTAACATCCGAAAAAACAGATTTTGAGCATCTACAACAAGTAACAGAATTTTGGAGTCATACTCCGTTGTCATGTAGAATTTTGGATTGGGATGATCCAAGTGCATGGTTAGATGCCTGGAATCTAATGTATAGTAATAGGTTTGACGAAAGTGCGGTATCTCTAGGCATGTTTTATACGTTGCTATTAAGCGGTGACAACCGATGGAATCAAAGTAGATTAAAACTCATGTTGTTAAATGATCGCAAACGTCATATTCAACAAATTATTTTAGAAGTAGACGCATGCTGGTTGTTGAATTTAGACTATAATAAAATTGTCGATGCGAATACGATTAAAAAGAGTTATGATATCCAACAAACCTATGCATACGATGGCAAAAAACACAGCAGCGTCGAAAAGAAATATATTGGCAGTGCTGCCATAATAATATCTAATGACAGTGGCATTTTATGACAGTTAAATAACTAGCTCTCAACAGTAATTACCTAGTAAACTAATCAAATATTCAAAGAGGAATGTCCATGGCCACCCAGAAACAGGGCGTAATACACGTCACAAAACGAGACGGGCATAGAGAGCTACTTAACATAGAAAAATGGCAAGCTCAAATTGCCAAAGTATGTCAAAATATTGCAGATGTTAGTCAGTCAATGATAGAAATTAAGGCACAGCCACATTTTTATGATGGCATAACTACTACCGAAATTGACGGTATCACGCTGCGTGCAATAGTAGATCTCATTGACGTTGATATTAATACCGACACAGGTCATACCAATTATCAATATGTTGCTGGGAAACAACGGTTGAGTATGTTACGGAAAGATGTATACGGAGACTATAATGTACCGCATCTGTATTCTATTGTGAAACGAAATGTTGCCTCAGGTTTATATACAGCTGAATTGCTAGAATGGTATAGCGAAGATGACTGGAACAAAATGAACGATATGCTTGATCACGAAAAGGATGAGCAATACGGCTACGCTGCTATAGAACAGTTAATCGAAAAATATCTGGTTAGAAATCGTGCTACAAAAGAAATTTTCGAAACTCCCCAAATACGATATATGATAGCAGCAGCCACGGTCTTTCATGCAGAAGAACCTAATACTGCGCGAATGAAATACATTAAAGAATATTATCATTCGGCATCTGATGGGCTGTTTACATTAGCCACACCTGTATTAGCGGGATTAGGAACACCTACAAAACAGTTTAGTTCATGTGTTCTAATACGCAGCGATGACGATTTGGATAGTATTTTTGCCAGCGGGGAAATGATGGCCAAATATGCTAGTAAACGTGCAGGAATAGGTCTGGAGATAGGAAGACTACGACCGCTAGGCAGTCCAATACGCGGCGGAGAAATTATGCACACTGGAATGATACCTTTCCTTAAAAAGTGGTTTGGAGACTTGCGTTCGTGCTGTGTCACACCCGATACTTGGGTAGAAGTCCTAGATGAGGATAATTCTACAGATAAATAACAGCTTTTCGCATACAAGCATATATAATAATGGAGGTATGCGAAATGCTAGATTATCTACAAGAATCATATAACGGATCACAAACTAATATGCTATTAAACTCGGCCTATTACTGCTATACACTAAAAGACACCAAAACTGGAAAGTTTTATTCAGGTTCTCGCGGAGTCGAAGGCAGTAATAAACACGATCTGTTGGTAAAATATTTTACTAGCTCAACTGTAGTAGATTTTAAAGAAAACCTAAAAAAGTTTCCGGAGAGATATGAATACAGAATTGAATACTTTAAATCTAGAAGTGATGCGTTTTCGGCAGAAAAAGTATTTCATCAAACACATCAAGTTGGTCAGAATCCTAGTTTCATAAACTCGCTAACATCCGGAGGCACAAACTGCGGAGCAGGATCTGTATTGTGTAAGGATGATAAGGGCAATACTTATCGTGTAACTGTAGAAGCATTTGCTACTGGAAAACATCTACACGTTTCAAAAGGTATGATGAATATCAGGACCGGAAACGGAATTAAAAAGATATATGTTAACGAGTTTGATCCTGCTACACATACTACTGAGTTTAAAGATCATGTTCTAGCACTAGATACAGCTACTGGAAAAACTTGTAAAATTCCAAAAACTACTTTCAATTCTGATCTTAGATACGTCGGTATTACTAAAGGAAAAGTAGTAGCATATGATACAGTTACTAACAACCGAGTAACAGTTTCGCAGGACGAGTTTAATAACTCAAATGGCAGATATGTTGGAAATACATTTGGGCTAGTTTCGGTTATAGACAAGGCCACCGGCGAGAAGAAACTAATAGAAAAAGAAAACTATAATAAAGTCTTGTATAAACACCATAACACCGGAAATGTAGTGGTATACTCGCTAGTTGAACGAAAAATTGTTAAAATAAGTAAAGATGAATATCAGGTAAATTCTTGCAATTATGCTAATCTAACAACCAAAGTTTTCTATAAAGTAGACGGCAGATTTTTTAAATCTAAAAATCTATTAAATGATTACTATCGAGCATCTAGAGGAAAATCTATATTGCATGTAGACCAATTTGGAATATCGAAAAAATTTAACGATATCGAGACATTAACAAGAGAAGAGCACGAAAATGGTAAAAACTAAAAAGATTCAAATTAAAGACCTTAAGGCAGGGATGAAAATTAAAACTAAAACCAAACAAGGCGACGTAGTTTTTAAAACAGTAACAGACAAATGGAATACTAATGTAAAAACCAAAGATCAAGTTCGGTTAGAGTTTGAAAACGGTGTCGTATTAAACTGCTCTGTAAATCATCCTATTATGGTATGGAGAGACTCGGGGGCTTTCATACAGAAAAAGCCAAAAGAACTTACAAATGACGATCACGTGCTGACTGAAACGGGGTTCACTCGTTTGCTAATTGCTGATTTTGAGCAGCAAAACGACCCCAGTTACATTGATATTACAGTAGAAGATACTCACACATTCTTTGCATCTGCTAGCCGCGAAGGACCGATGGTCTTGACACATAACAGCCAAGGCGGTATCAGAAATTCAAGTGCAACTATCTATTATCCTATATGGCATTACCAATTTGACGACCTAATCGTTCTAAAGAATAATCAAGGAACCGACGAAACTAGAGTGCGCCACATGGATTATGGAGTAGTGTTAAACTCGTTATTCTGGCGTCGATTTAAAAATCAAGAAAATATTACATTTTTTGATCCTAATCAAGTATCAGATCTATACGAAGCATTTTATCAAAATACCGCATTATTTGAAGAATTGTATGTAAAATATGAAAAACGCAAAGACCTACGCACAAAAACTATGAGTGCTGAAGAGGTATTTAAAAGCGGCATATTAAAAGAGCGTACTGATACTGGACGTATATATCTGTTATATATCGATAACGTTCAAAAACAAGGACCGTTTGATCCCGAATTTCACACCATCTATCAAAGTAATTTATGTGCAGAAATTGTACTTCCCACAAAACCATTCAATAGTCTGGACGATGAAGGTGAATTCAAACTAACATTAGATAATGGTCAAGAAATAACATTACCCGGACAACATAAAGTTTTATTATCGAACGGTGAAAAAAAGAAAGTAAGAGAATTGACTGACGACGACGATATTAAAGACATTTTGGTTTAGAGATAGACAACTTTCCCATGACCAACCCTATTTTTAATCCTTCATCTTCAAACAATCTGTAGTTTTTTATGCCGTCATTAAACCATTTTTTTCCAACAATGTATGACGTATCTTTGTTTTTAGCACATAATGATATTTTTTTCCTACCTTCCTCTGTTAATATGACACCTGGGATTAATGATAGTTGCGAAATTAATGGATCATCTGGATCTAATGTGAAATTTCTAACGCCGTCATTGAATCTCATTTTTGATTGTTGCCTAAGTGAATTTTTCAAATTATCTTCGGGAGTTCTTTTCCACGCGGCGCCGCTTTTAATTCGTTCTAAGCCGTCTGGTGATATAAGTCTTCCAACAGAAAGACCCAACTCTTTTATTTTGACATCGTCTAATTTTAGTTTATATGATTGTCTTCCGTCGTTGAACCAAAATCTCTCTGCCCGATCTTTAGATAAACTTTTCAAAGTTTCAACTGAATATTGTTTTTCCACCCCTTTAATTGGGCACCCAGGTTGCAGATTTAATGATAAAATCACCGGATCAGTTTCCAATAACATAAAAAATTTATTACCATCTGTATACCATTTTTTACCTTTTCCAGGGGCTTGCATCTTTAAGTTAAATTCTTTTATTTTAGGAGAATCTGGATGACATCTATATCTAACACCATCTTCGTCGACATACCAAGATGTTCCTTTGGCTTTAGAAGGATTGAGGTCATTCCACATCTTAAAAGTTTCTTTTCTGATTTTTTTAGAAATTTCAAATTGTCTAGATGTGAGAAAATTTCTATAAGAATTAGACTTGCTACAAACACTCATACAACCAAAAGCAAAACGAAGTTTATACCACACATCATCAATTCCAACTTTAGAAAGCATCCAATGTGCAATAAAATGTTCCCGTACAGTAAGTTCGATCAAATTAGAAATAGAATCGTGCCCGCCTGTACATTTGGGAACAATATGATGAAGTTCTACTATAGAATTTGTTGGTATGATTCTTGTTTGTCTGGTATTAATAAATTTAGTATATCTAGACCAATAAATGGAATTTGTGTCGATTTTATACATTATGTACCTTATGCTGTATAAATAGTATTTATATGAATTGGAATTAAAAAATGAAAATAATTAAAAAAGAATGCACACGCGAAGTCCCAAAAATAGCCTTATGCACACTTGGATCTATCAATTGGGGCGCATTTAGAAACCCAGAAGATATGAGACGTGCATGCAGAATTTTGTTAAGAAGTTTGAATAATATACTTGATTATCAAGATTTTCTCAGCATTCAAAGCAAGTTGAGCAATGATGAGATTCGTCCAATTGGCATCGGAGTGACTAACCTTGCATACTGGCATGCCAAAAGAGGTTTAAAATATGGTGAAAAAGATGCATTGCAAGATGTAAAGACATGGATTGAGCATCAGGCTTTTTATCTAACAGAAGCATCTGTTGAATTGGCCAAAGAGAGAGGTAGCTGTTTGCATAGTGAAAAAACTCGCTATGGAAAAGGCGTATTTCCCTGGGAGCTTCGTGCAGCAGGTGTTAACGAGCTGGCTGATTTTTCTCCAGAACTAGATTGGGAGACACTGCGTTCTAACATGAAAGAACATGGCGTTCGCAATGCAACGTTAATGGCTATCGCCCCAGTTGAAAGTTCAAGCGTGGTAATTAACAGTACAAATGGTATCGAAATGCCTATGAGCTTGATAAGTGTTAAAGAATCTAAAGCTGGATCATTTATACAAGTTGTTCCTGAATACCATAAGCTAAAAAACAAATACCAACTTATGTGGGAACAAAAAGATTGCGACGGTTATTTGAAAACATCGGCGGTCCTTGCTGCATATGTTGATCAAAGTATCAGTACAAACACTTTTTATTCGCCTAAACACTTTTTAGATCGAAAGATACCGTCTACGTTAATTGCTAAGAATTTAATGAACGCACATATTTGGGGTCTTAAAAGTTTATACTATTCGCTTATAGACAAGCAGGGTAGCAAGCAAGTAGACGACCCTGCTGAAATACCACTAGCGGCTCTTGACTATGATATTGATGACGATTGCGAATCATGTAAGTTATAAACTATAACTAGATATCCACGATATAGGCTACAGAATTATGCTACAATATTATAAGGACGAGGTTAAATTTTCAAATGAGTAAAGAACAGTATAATCTTTCAACTAAAACCGACTATCTAAATCGCAAAATGTTTTTAGATCCAGCTGGTCCAGTTACAGTGCAGAGATTTGAAGAGTTCAAATACCCAAAAATTGCAAAATATGAGCAGGAACAACGTGGATTTTTTTGGGTCCCTGAAGAGATTAATTTAAGCAGAGATGCTAACGATTTTAAAGAAGCTAGTAATGCGGTCAAGCACATCTTTACCAGTAATCTTTTACGGCAAACTGCGTTAGATTCATTGCAAGGCCGAGGTCCTGTACAGGTGTTTAGTCCTGTGGTGTCATTACCAGAACTGGAAGCATTAGTGATGATCTGGAGCATGTTTGAAACAAATCTGCACAGTAAAAGCTACAGTCACATTATTCGAAACATTTACAATGTGCCAAAGACTGTATTCAATAGTATTCATGATACTCAAGAAATAATTGATATGGCAGCTAGTATTGGTAGATATTACGATGCGTTGCACAATATCAATTGTCAAAAAGAACTTGGAACAGCAATTGATGAAAGAGAACATATTAAAGCAATTTGGTTAGCATTAAATGCTAGCTATGCATTAGAAGCGTTTCGATTTATGGTAAGTTTTGCAACAAGCCTTGCAATGGTAGAAAATAAAATCTTTATAGGTAACGGTAATATAATTGGGCTGATTCTACAGGATGAATTGCTGCACAAGGAATGGACGGCTTATATTATCAATCAGGTGGTTAAGGAAGATCCTCGATTCGCTGCTGCCAAATTAGAATGTGAACAAGAAGTTTATCAATTATATCTTGATGTTATCCAAGAAGAAAAAGCGTGGGCAGATTATTTATTCAGCAAAGGCCCAGTGATTGGACTTAACGCAACCATCCTTAAGGATTTCGTAGATTATACAGCGTCTTCTGCTCTACGGGAAATTGGAATAAGATATCAATCAAATGTGCCTAGAAGTACTCCGATACCTTGGTTTACAAAACACAGTAATCCTAGCAAAAAACAATCTGCATTACAGGAAACTGAATCAACCAATTACGTAATTGGTATCCTTAGTACTGAACTCAATTACAATGAGCTCCCTAATTTATGAAAATAGCAGTTATAACTCCGTACCGCAATGAAGACGCAGGTATATTAACACGGTGTCACAAATCTGTACTAAATCAAACATATACCAATTTTGTACATGTTATGGTGGCTGATGGCAATCCTCATCCAATGATCAATAAATGGTTAGACAATGAACATATAATTTTGCCACAAGCACACGACGATGCCGGAGCAACCCCTCGAGCCATTGCAGCTATATCTGCATTTAGCAGAGGCTACGATGCAGTATCGTTCTTAGATGCCGATAACACTTATCAGTTAAATCATTTAGAAACTATGGTGTCAACTATAGGACAAAATGATGTTGTATCTGCAACAAGAAATATTTGTAGCACACAGGGTAACTTTCTATATACAGATGTTATAGAAAGCGATGGCAACTTATTTTGTGATACAAATTGTTTATTTCTAAAAAAATCTACCATACATTTAATGACACACTGGGTGACCAACCCTAGTTTTAAGTTGTGGAGTGATAGACAATTCTGGAGTAGTATTATAAACAGTAATTGTAAACGAGTACATTGTTCTGAGCCAACTGTAAACTATCATTCCCGATGGGCATGGCATTACCAGCAGGCTGGTCTTGTACCGCCGGCGGATAGTGTATGGATTGATTCGTTGGCAAACGGTACTCTGGTACATAAAAAACATTTAGACGTAATCTAGGAATATACCATGCAAGCAGAAGTATACACAAAAAACAATTGTCAGTATTGTACAAAAGCTAAGATATTACTCAAAGATAACGGCATATCTTATAAAGAATTTATAGTAAGTCCCGGTTTTAACGAAGGTACACCGTTACCTCATCAGACATATGTAACAAAATCCCAGTTGATCGAACGGCTTCCAACTGCCAAAACAGTTCCGCAAATCTGGATAGACAACCAATATATTGGTGGGTATATCGAGCTTGTAAAGTATTTTGATAATATTTAACCACTAAATATCTGGGAGGAAACATTATATGCCTTTAAACCCACCCAGCTATAGCGGACAAGATGTTTGGTACAGTCCGAGCGTTTACATTAATCAAGTGCAGGCTGCGCTATGGCAGCCTGCAGTGCCACAATTAAGTCCAATAACATCTATTCCAAATATACCAGATCCTCCTTATGTATTAACAGCGCAACAACAATCAGTAATTTCTGCGACGGCAGGACCACAGACGACAGTACGACCCGACGGTACGGTAGTAACCACAAGTGTAGGTCAAGTACCAGACCCGTCCGCGGCGCCTGGCCAGGTTACTGGTCCACAAACAGAGTCTACATCCTGGGTATCTGATCCTGCTACGGTAGGACAAGGCGGACTTACGGTACTACTATCAAATCTCAAACGGGCGGCATCTGAAGGTATGTTTCACAATGCCTGGCCGAGCAACCCAACTGCACCAAATATCAAAGCCATGCTAGACTCAACAGGTCAGTCTGCATCAGTAGTAAGAAACAGCGATGGACATACTGCCTGGTGCGCTACGTTTCAGGCATACATGTTGAAATTAGCGAATCTAGATTATAAAAATGGAGATAAAGTGAATCCTGTTGGCAATGCTTATATACATTACAAACAAGCTATCGATCCAGGTGATAAACTTGCATGGAGACAAGGTGATATTATGGTTGTACCACAATTTAAGGGTGCCTCTCTATCTAAGTCTCATGCGACTTTTCTATGGGGCCTAGCTCCGGATAATAGAATGATTCTGCTGGGTGGCAATCAAGGAGACATAGTATGTGCAACATATTGGAGTGAAGAAAAGGTATTTGCAGTACGTAGAGGGTGGGCTGTCCCATCAAACCTTGACAATACAGGTATATTGAAACAGCACGGAATTAAGAGTAATAACTTCAATATACCAAAATAGCAAACGTTTGTTTATGATCTTATTAATATTGCAACCATACTGAACATGCACTAAACTACTCTCAGTAGGAGAATACAAATGTTGATTGAAAAAACGTTTAACGTAACTGATGTTGTAGCAATAAAATTAAGCAATGGCGACGAAATAATTGCCAAGGTGGCTGAAATAAACGAAAGTAAAATTATTGTGACAAAACCGCTGCTAATGGTTTTAAGCCAGGATCCGCGCACAGGACAACCGGGTGTACAAATGGCACCGTTTTGGATGATGGGCGCTGATCCAGTTGCCAATTATCCAATTAACCGATCGCATATTATAGTTGTGGTTAAAGCAAACCAGGATGCGGCGAAAAGTTACGTATCTCAAACCACAGGCCTTGTCATGCCAGGTACAGGAAGTGGTTTAATTACATAATGCATCTGCCGTTTTGGTATGGAACAACTAGAAACTTTTGTAAAGTTTCTAGTTATGGAAGTCAATCATTTACAATTACTGGCGATCCTGTGGATTATATAGATGTTGATTTGGCATATAAGTATGCTCAAATATACCTTAGCTAATTGTAATATCTTTTTATGAATGTCAAAAAAAATTATGTTAAATCTTAGAATACACGATTAAAACATAATTCAGCTTGACTATTGCTATAATATATACGCTTAATAATATTGCGAAGGAGATAGTTCCTTCCTATCATGGAGTTTAAAATGAATAAGATTGTATCAGTTATTACTGGATTTACGTTTCTAATCGCTACTGCAACTGTACCAGTAGTAGCAATGGCAGAAACCTCTGTGGCAGGTGCACCTGCTGCCAAGGCCGCTGCACCTGCTGCACCTGCTGCCAAGGCCGCTGCACCTGCTGCCAAGGCCGCTGCACCTGTAAAAACAGCACAGTAATCTCCAAAACTTAAAAGATAGCTGGCCAATAACCAGCTATCTTTTAACAAATCTTACATCTAAATTAACTTCAATAATAAGTTAAATACTAATATATTTCTATATGAGGTTATTATGGCTAGAGTGCTGTTCATTCTTAAAAGACGACCTGATTACAATCAAACGTTGCACTCGCATGTTGGTTTGAGCACAGGACTTTACAACAGCGTTAAATTTATTGATCAAATGCTGCAAGACGCAGGTGTTGAAAGTCGAATGTTTGTTGCCATTGATAACAACTGCATAGACCGAGAAGTACGTGCATTTAAACCAACACATGTTTTTATAGAAGCGCTATGGGTAGTGCCAGAGAAGTTTGTTGTATTAACTAAATTGCATCCAGATGTAAAATGGATAATAAGATTACATAGTGAAATGCCGTTTATTGCAAGCGAAGGTATTGCTATGGACTGGATAGGCGATTATGCTAGATTTCCAAATATCATAATAGGTGTAAATGCGCCTAGAATGATGGATGAAACTAGATTTTATCTACAACATCTACGCAGTTGGTCGAATGCACAAGCAGACGATCGAATAATATACATGCCTAATTTTTATCCTCAAGAATATAAAACAAAAACATTTAACCCAGATGACGAATATGTTAATATCTCCTGTTTTGGTGCTATACGACCGCTGAAAAACCATATTTTACAAGCATTATGTGCCGTACAATTTGCAGAAACAATAGGCAGGAAATTAAAATTCCATGTAAATGCAGGTCGTATAGAAATGAAGGGCGAACCAATACTTAACAATCTAAAAGGAATGTTTCAACATCTTGCTGACAACGGTCATCAACTTATCAATCATACATGGGCACCTCGAGACGAGTTTTTAGAAATTTGTGCTACTATGGATATCGGTATGCAGGTCAGTATATCGGAAACCTTTAATATAGTTGCAGCCGATCATATTAGCCAAGGTGTTCCAATAGTTGGAAGTCGAGAAATACCATGGGCAGTTAACTGGTTCTGTGCTAACCCAGTTGAAAGTATCGACATAGTTAACAAGTTAAAACGTGCCTGGAGATTCCCAAACATTAATGTAAAAACCAATCAATTAATGTTAACATCATACACTAACCAAACACGCAAAATATGGTTAGATTATTTTACTGATAAATAATTTGGAGATAGGACATGGTAGAAGAATTTCATAGAGTAAGAACACATCACTGGATTAAAGGTATACTTAAATATATTGATCATTCATTTGAATCGTTTGAAGATGCACTTAGATTTGCAAGTGCATATGAATGCGACAATTTCAAAATATTTGATGGCAATGACAAATTAAAACACAGCAGTCACGGTAAAAAAACAGAAACTTATGCTTGACATCTGTTTCATTATCAACAATAAATAAACTTGATGCTGTTGATACCAATCAAATAGGCTAGGCAGGACTTGGGGGCAGTACCCAAATGCTCCACCAATGGGGCATACATAGGATCGACTGATGGTAGTAAGGGTTGAAGTAGGTATTACGGGCGCGAGCTCCGTTAGAGGTGTAGTCCTTTGGGATCAAGAGATAACTTCAAAGACCCTCTATAACGCAAGACACAACATAAATGTCAACGACAACGTTGCATATGGAGATATGCTGCTAGCAGCATGATAGTTCCGAAGTTTCATCTACTTGGCAACATAACAGATGAGAGAAAGGGCATTTAGGTGCCCTTTCTTTTTGACATTACCATCCAACCTTTAGATTTACCTTTCGAGAGCTGACTTAAACCATTTGTTTGATCCGATATAGCTGTTGGTTATCAGGCCAAGATGACTACCGATATAATATTTGTTTCTGATAGAGTCTCTCCAGATGTAGACAAATCCAAAATAATCTTGTTGATAGACTTTGTGAGAAATCATGCTAAACTCCAAGTAAATAAGTTGTGGGACAGCCCAGACTCCAAGCTGGGTTTTTAGATATTGCAATTATCTAAATTACCACGTATATTTATGGTAATGGAAATGGCTGCATAAGCACCGCTTCCGCGGGTGCGGGTCCTACCTTGGAACAGAAGTGGGCCCACTACACACAAACACACAAGGAGACTAAAAATGGACGCATACGAAATTAGACTAGAGCTATTAAAGATGAGCAAGGACCTGCTCATGGAAGATTGGAATAGCCAGCGACACGCACTGGAAAATGTTTACTTTCAGAAGCGAGAGATTGCTATGGCACAGGAGTACAACCAAACGGTTGTAGATTATCCCACGCTCCCTGCTGTACCATCAGGTAACAATATTACAGAACTTGCAAACAAACTAAATGACTTTGTCAGTAAACGAACTTAATGAACTAGTAAACGTAATCTGTAAAATACAAATATAATAAATACTTACGGTAAACTAATACTAAAAATCGTAAATAATTACCAGGGTCAACGATCATTACGTTAGAACTTCTGGGTATAGAATAAATGTTATTATAATTTTAAATGCTATTTTAGTGGAGGGTGGTAACATCCTCCACTTTTTATGAGATTGACTTCAACACACAGTTGCGTATGCTTGTTACTTGCACTGAACTTTCAGGAATCCCAATGGTTAAAAAACAAAACGATGAAATTATTAAACTTACCGATGTGCAACATCATCGTCTAAGAACTGAAATGTATCTTGGGAGTAGAAATCTTCATACACAAACCGTAATAAATTGGGATGGCAAACAATTGGCTGCACAAGAAGTGTCGTGGACACCGGCAGCATACTGTGCATTCAGAGAGATTTTTGACAATAGTTTAGATGAAGTTATTGGTCACGGCCACGGCAGTAAGATTGATGTAACATACGATCCAAAGACCTTGTCATTTAGTATAGCTGACGATGGCCGCGGCATTCCAATTGATTGGGATGAAAATGAAAATATGCACAAGGCTACTATGGCCTTAACACAAGCACGAGCTGGAAGAAATTTTGGCGATCGCGAAGAAGTACGAGGGACTAACGGTATTGGAGCATCTGTTGTTGTCAGTTGTTCAAAAGAATTTCATATTGATATTCGCAGAGACGGAAAGCGTTTCCAGCAGACATTTAGAGAAGGGACTGATCTTATGCCAGACCTTGATGTAAGTGAACCACGTATATTTTCAAGTTCAATGAAATCAGGTACTGAGGTTAGGTTCACACTTAGCGCTACGGTGTTTCCTAAGGCTAAAATACCATTAGCATTTGTTAAATCGAGAGTATTCGAAGTTGCAGCTAATCATCCAAAGATACGTTTTACTTTTAATAATGAAAAAATTATCGTTGGCAAAAGCGTTGATAAAACTATGTTTGCACAATGCGATCCCGTTATTATCGCTATTGCAGAGGAGAAATTTAACAGCACATATTACTTAGTGCCAAATTTTGGAACAGAGGGCGAGTTCATCCACAGTACTGTTAATGATATCCCAGCATTCAATGGTGGTCAGCATATTGATACCTTTAAACGATTATTTTTTGGCGGCATGCTGAAAGCGATGGAAAGAGAAAGCAAACGCCGCGGATTAACACCCAACCGTAGCGATATTGCAGAAGGATTGTTAATTTATAATACAACAACAATGCATGCACCAAACTTTGACAGCCAGAGTAAAACTCGATTGATTAACGACGAAGTAGATCGTTACATTAAGACTAGTCTTGAAAATGAAAGTACATTTAAAACCATAATACGTAATAACAAAGTCTGGTTAGATGCGATCTACACCAGATGTGCTTCTCGAACGCAAAAAAAGGACGACGCTGATATTGCTAAGGCAAATCGAAAGCTTATGCGAAATAAGGTTCCAAAGCTATTAGATGCCAACGGCAAGGATCGTAGCAAGTGTATACTTTTAATCTGTGAGGGAGACTGCATAGCTGAAGACACACAAATCGCAATTTTCGAAGATGGCGAATTTATCAATAAAAAAGTAAAAGACGTAAATCTTGGAGATCTTGTTTTAACGCACACAGGCGCGATCAAACCAATATGTAACAAGCAGGCAAAAATTACTGATGGTGTGTCGATAACAACATCAACTGGTAAAGTTATAAAAATAAGCACAGATCACAAAATGCCTGTTTTCAATGTTGAAAATAATATGTATGAAGTGGTGAAAGCCAAAGATATTGTTAAAACTCAACATAAATTACTCTCATCTATCATTAACATGGAATCTTCGTTTTTTGAAATTGTAAGGGTAGATGACTTTGATGATGAAAAATTTAATAAATCTGTATCATTTACGAATGGTATAATCAATCAAACATGTATAATTTCTGAAAACCATTTATTTTCAGTGTTAAATATTTCTTCTGGTATTATTGAAAAAATTCCTACCAAATATCTAGATTCTGAAATTCATTTATTAATAGCGCATAATTTATCATAATTGTCACCCTCTATACTAAATAAACAATAATGACAGAGGGCGATATAATACCATGTTATATGAATTTACATGTGAAAAATTGAATATCAGTTTTCGATCAAAGAATACTGAACATGATAGAAGTATTCGGTTACGAGCAACATTGACAAGAAAAAATATATCAATATTCAGTTATCTTAAGATATGGGATATAAAACATCATGAATTAAGATGTGCATGGTGCGGTGATTTTAATTATGATATTATCGGTATAAATCATTATGTGAACAACGGTCGTATCATACCAACTGGAGTGAGACGCAGACACACTGCGCAGTTCCTTTGTTTTGCAAAAAACAATTGTGAAAGTAAGAAACTAAACAAAAACAGTATAGAATTTGTCAGCAAAGCATATGGAATCAATGCAACAGCAGCATTAGAAAAAATTCATGGTCGAAATAGCAGCCCATTCTATAAAGAAAATCATCAAAATATAAATGATTATAAGAAATCGCAAAGTCGTTCAAGGAAATGGTTCGAAGAGAATGATAAAGATCGTAATGCGTGGATTAATAAAGCCAATTATTCTCGTAGCTATCAAGGATATATCGATAGCAAAGGAGAATCGATG